TATAATAGTATTAGAGATAGTCAAGAGAGACAAAACCTAAATCAAATAAAAATAATTAATAAAAAGTGTCATCATCTCACTACCTCAATCATATATTATAATGTAAGGTCACTTACAACTCTATACAAAGGAGAGGATAATATGATAAGAGAATATTAGATGATGAATAAAAATATAGTTTTAAGAGGTGGTAATATGTATGTGTATGATGAAACATATTACAGTGATGAATATTTAAAGACACTGAATGATACAGAAACAACAATTATGTTCAAAGGCTCATTTGTTGCACAATTGGGAATGTTGTATGAGGAAGTTGTTGAATGTATAAGAAAAGGTAAATTAACAATAAGTGTAAAATCAATTATTGGTGATGATTGCACATGTGAGATTTATTGCACATGGAATGGAAATTCAACAACGTTTAGCATTTAAAATACAAATTTTAAATACATAGGAGGAAGTAAAATGAGATGTAAATTTAGAATGGGTAGAAAGTTAAAGATTGATGGTGATGTTTTTATTATCGCAACGGTTGATTCCAAAAGAGAAACATTATACAACTTAATAGATATTAACACAGGAGAGAGATGGTTTGCTTTTGCACTTGACCAACATAGATTTATTTTAGAACTACAAAAATTAGAAAATGATTATGGTTTTGAGTTTGTAGACAGTAAATAAAATTGATGTTTGAAAGGAGAGATTACTATGAAAGAACAACTCGAAACTTATTTCACCGAACACGAACGCTCCAATATCGGCTTAGTCATCAAAACCCGTTTCGGATACGTAGACCATAGCTATTTGGATGACTTATGGGATTTAGGATATTATGCCACTTGGATGGCACGTAACACGTATGATGCAGAAAAAGGTAGAAAATATTCTACCTATCAATATCAATTGGTATTTAATGAGATTTATAAATTTGTCAACGCTATGTACGCTCAAAAGCGAAACATGAAACAAAGCATCCACATTGAGGATATGCTAACTACTCTACCTCAAGACAGTAAACTAAACAAAGATGATAATCAATGGGTACGACAAGACGTGGACTTTGACTATAATCTATGGATTGAGAAAATGCGTTCTTGTCTTGATAGTCGAAACTTATACATTTTCAATCAATTAATGTTAGGATATGACCAACGTGATATAGGAAACACCTTAGGTTGCTCTCATCAGGCTATTTCTCAACGAGTGGCTAAAATTAAAAAGATTTTATCAGAACATGGACTCATTTAAAGATTTGTTTCATATACTATATTGAAAGGAGGGATGAACATGGGATTAATTGGAAACACTGAGTATATCAAAACAAAAAACGGTGAATACATTGAGGTCAACCGTGGTTTATTCCATACACGAGTCACAATGCCTGACGGTACAGAATTAGAGTTAGATTGTGATTTTGATGAATTAGTCAATTTATTAGACAAATAAAGGAGAGGTTTATATGAATAAATTACATATTATCTTTTCAAAAGATTTAGAACAAGCCATGTTGGTTTACACACATGAAAACGGGGTACGCTTTACGATTGATGGAAAAGAAATTGAATTAGACCAATGGAAAGTCCAATCCCTCATTCAAATTCTAGTTGATTTTGACAAGGAGATGAAATAACATGAACTTTTGGGATAATTGGATATTTTATCTATTCTTAATATGGCTAACATGGAAAGCGTGGTGGTGAGAATGAAAAGACATGATAGACCTTTAATCACCTATGAAAATCACTTTTTTAGAAAAGGTGATAAAGTTCGTGTGATGTGGAATAAAGAGTTAAAAGAGTTAGGTTATGACCCTTATTTCAATGAATATGGTGACCTGATGGATGGTTCCTTAAAAAACATCATCATGGTATGTGATGAAATAGGATACGTAGGAACGTGCTTTACCATTATCAACGAGCCTGGCTACTCTCATGATTGTTTGTTAAAGTTTGGCGATTATGTAACCTATTGTGATGTAAGATACTTATGTTTATGGGAGGGTGAATGAGATGGAAATAACATGGGAAGAATGTCAAAAACAATATAATCCACTCTGTTGGAAAATGGTCAATAAATATAAAAACCTTAAATTAGAAAATGACGAACGTTATAATCTAGCCTTATTTGGTCTATGGAAAGCCTATAATAGCTTTGACAAGGAAAGAGGGGCATCCTTTCTCACTCATGCAACAAACGTCATCTATCAGGTCTTTAACTTAGAATACCGTGATTCAAACGCTAAAAAGCGACAACATGAAATTCATCTCGATATTAACCACATGGATGATGAGGGAAATGTGTTTTCCGAGATATTAGAGGATAAAAATGAATATGGTTATGCCCACCGACAACGTATTTATGAGCTTATGTGTGAGTTTGAACAAATCGCCGATAAAGACGGTTTAATGTTTATTGATAAGATTAACGGAATGAAAGTTGATGATATCCTCATTAAATATAACTATTCTAAACGCACTGCCTACACTCACATTACCCGAGGTCGTGACAAGTTTATTAAATATTTAGAAGAAAGGGATGTGTTATTATGAGTGACAATGTTAAAGTTATCAAGCGTAAAGCCTTAAAGAAAGGTGTTCAAGAATATTATGACCATTACACGGTGGCAACTGAAATGTATAACCATGTTTTATATGACCATCATTTTGAGGGAATAGAAATGGCACTAACTTACCACATGAACATCATGAACGATTTAAAAAAGACCTTTCATCTCCTGGAACCTATTGAAGAAAGTATTGACTTGTTGGGACTCGAAAACTGTCTATTCAAAACACGTTCTGAACGCCTAATCCTTGATAATTACTATGCGTTACAGGATTTAAAGAAATTATATCAAGAGGTGGAGCATCAGTATTACACGCTTAAAACTGCCTCTCTGCTAGGTGATAACCATGATACGGATTAATGAGGGAAAAGCCATTGAAAAATACCTTACTCATATGCTAAATAAATATTCCACTGACGACGAGGACTTATTTGATAACTATTTATACTTTACCCATCTTTTAATAAAATCATACGAAAAATTATCACAAAAAGATAAAAAAGAATAAGATGTAAATGTGAACGACATCTGAAACTGTCAGACGTTCATAATATCATATCTGAAGAGTACTTACCTAGTATATTATTTAAGAATGAATATCTCTCCTTTAATGTTACTTATCATATTTATCCCTCTTAGTTCCATTCACATGAATAGTCCCCTAATCGGGGACTTTTTATTTTGTGTTAAAGTAAAGGATAAACCAATTCAAAGAATGACGCCTTAACCTGTTGACTCTCAAAATATAAGGCTCCCACCCCCCATGCGGTCTTGATTTTCTTAATCTGTTGGATTTGTTTCATTTCCTTAATATAAAGCTTATTGGGTTCATGAGTGTTAGTGGTTAGCGTGTATGTTCTACCATAACTATCGTATTGTGAGGTGATATATATTTTTCCGTTTCTCAGGTCGAACCATACTCCAAAGTATTTATTTTCATATTGAAAATTATATCTAAACTTAGCGGTGGGCGACTTAGACTCTATGAAATTCATGTTATCACGTAACGACTTGTTCTCTAATGAAAAGTCACCATAATTAGTATTTTTAATTAATTGTCCGAAAGGAGTTTCTAATCGCTTGTTAGCAAAAGCCTCATTCATGGTATATTCAATGGCAATCGTTTCATTACACCAAAATGTCGTTCCATGAGGGATGTTGATTTTAAAGTAATCAAAATAAGGGTTTACCACACTCATGTTATTACCTATGAGTAAGGCACGACAGTCCGAACGATTACGAACAACTGTATCAAAGAAAGCCAAAAAGGTTTCCACCTCGTTAGGCAGATATCTGATATTCCCTTTCTCAATCATAAATTCATCAAAGATAATTTTATCCACGTTCGGATAGGGTACAGACTTTTGATTAGACGAGACCGATAGTGCAATAAAGTGTCCCGCTACGTTCCCGTCTATATAAGCTTTCTTACCCTTGACCTCAAGGGAGTGAGAGTCAAAATAACCCTCACTCACAATGTCATCAAAGAAAGAATTTAAACTTTTCATCTCTGTTTTGTAACGTCTAACCCAGATGAACTCCTTTCCTGTTTCAATGAATTTCTTAATTGCCCACTTTTTAGCTTGAAACGTTTTCCCACATCCACGTTGTCCAATCACAATATTCATGATTTTATTACGACCCAACAAGTTTCCTAATTCATAAAAGTCACTCATGTTCTCACTCCTCTGTAAATGACGCTAGATTTTGAGTAATCGCCTCAACAGGGATTTCACCGCTAAATAATGGTTTGAGGGTTTCTCCTGATGTGTTTAGGTTCATGGTTCCCTCAATCGGTTTAATTTGTTCGCGTTCATTTCCGTCTTGGTCAACAACTGATAAATCAACTGTTTTAGCAACCTCTTGAGCTAATTTGTAGCGTGTATTTGTCATGTCAGTAACAAATTCTGAATTTAACTCGTCACCCTCTTGATAAGGTCTTGTTTCTGTTCTTTGAGTTAATTGTTGAGTTAGTAGATTTAACTCGTCTTTAACTTCTCCAACAGAACCTAATTCAACTAGTTCTAAGCAACTTAGAATGTTTGATTTATAGGGTTCATAGGTTGTTTTTACTTCACCATACTCCACTTGAATGTTGAAACGCTTTGTTAGTTTATTTAGTGTTTCAATGTTGTTTGGATATATACTTATAAAATTGTGGTTAGTTATGATTGATAATGATTCTGGGTACGTCACCAAACCATTACTAATCAACCATGCAACGCCACCATCTGCATTTTCACCCATCTTTGACATTCCAAAAAATATATTACTAATATCAACAGAAGTGTCTTTATCTGATATTGACAAAGTACATTTAATGTTCTCATTATCTTTGACTTTATAATATCCATACAATGAACCTTTATCAATAACCATCTTTTCAGGATTAAATAAATTTTTCCCTACTGTCGTTAAAACAGGCATTTTAACCGATTGCATACCCGTGAAGTATGGAATGTCTTCATCAGTATGGTCGCCTTCGATAAACATTAAATAATCCATAGTCACTGAAGTACCTTCAGGTGCGTTACCGTTAATAGCAACTAAACACGTTACAAAACTATCTGTTGGTGTGAATTTTACTTTCTGTATTCCATTTGTTATTTTAAAGACAGCATCATATATAGAAGAATAACTTCCATCAATTTTATTCCCTCTAATGTTCAGAATTTTTGTATCTGTTGTTGCAACTGCATTTGATAATGAAATAATAATGGTGTACTCTTTACCACTTTCAAGAGGTTTAAAAAATTGAATGTAGTTTGAATGTGTTGTCTTTGTTAATGGTTTGTTAATACAGGTTGGTAATATATTCACCAACGTATTACCCTTTAAAATTGCACTCTTATAAGCATAGGGTACAACATTCTCAATGGTTGCATTCGTCACATCTGTCAGAGTCGTGTATGGAAAGACACCAATTTTATTTTCATTACTATAATTTAACCATTCAGGTCGGTAATCGCATAGTTTAGGATACGCACCCTCTACCTCTTTTATCCATTTTTCCACACATTCTGATTCATAGTGGAGAGAGGTCTTTTCATGACCTCTACTATCCACAATGTCTTTAATAATCTCGGATTCATATTTCATTCATTATTCCTCCTTACCGTCAGACAACTTTTCGATTTTTTCATTCAAAACACTAATTGCTTCTGTGTTTTTATCAACGATTTGACCGAGTTCTGCTATTTTACTTGAAATATCTCGTGTGAGATTCATAAGATTCTGCTCTCTTTCTTTTCCGTCTGCTAAAACCATCATTAAGATACGATAGAAACACACCCCGATTGCTACACAGCAGACGATAGGAAATCCTAATGATGGAATTAGTTCAATGATTGCATCCATGTTATTCACCTCGACTTATACTCAATTTAACTTCTGCATTAACATTTGTTCCTGTCCACTGTGCAAAATAGATGGTAAGGTGTTGCCCTTGATTTAGACAGACAGGGAATTTATAACGTTTAACTGTATCTGAACTATCTGATAATTCAACTGTTTCTCTCACATACTCTTTGGTGTCATTTATAATAATTTGTCCATTTCCAGTGTGTTCATTAGAATAGATGGTCACGACAACATCAACAAACCCACAAACACTATTAGGCGAGGTATAGTCAAGGATAGCGATATTATCCCCACCCACTTCCCCTGTATACACAGGTGATTTCTCCACTAATTCTAGATAATGAAAGATACTGGTTTTGACATCCTCTTGCCCAACCTCATAAGCAAACGTCAGCCCCTCAATGGTTGTAAAAGGTTCGTTTGGCATTTCTTCAACAAAGATATTTGATGAGGAACTCCCTGTCACATTGATTCGAACAGGCATATTTTGAACCCCTGAGTGAACATAGAAATAAATCGCCTCACCCGCTACCACTTTATATCCAACACCGTTGGCTACTGTCTGTTTACCTGTGTCTAGTTGGCTAATCTCTGCTCCTGATAGGTCTTGACGGATAGAGACTGAATAACGACAAACTCTATGGTAATGGTAGGATGATTGCCATAACACATCAAAACTAAATTGCGTATCGCCTAGCCAATTATCTGTAATCCCTTTATTTAGGGGGATTTTAAAAATTAAAGCATAGGTATTAGCAAAATCAGAACCAGTATTCGTTCCTGTTTGAAAATCATAATGTTTCATCACATTGCACCTCCTAAATAGCGTCTGAAGAAACGGGAGCAGTTAGTCAAAGCGTCACCGTCTGTCATGTTATCAGGATACCATAACCATACCTCGTCAACCGCTTTATTAATATCTTTGTTCTCAAACAAGTAAGTGTAAAACATGATTTGGATTTTCCCACTGTTATCAACCACCCAATCATTTGTTGCATAATAGACAGGGTTTCTAAACATTTCCCAATATGGCAGAATACCTGTTTCGGAAATAATAATAGGTTTACCTAATTTCTTACGATAGTAAATTAATCGTTTCGCTAGTTCCTCATAAGCTAACCGACAATCTTCGTAAGTTGTTTCTTTATCCTTATAACCAATTCGGCGGTAGTCAAACGGGAAAATAGCGTCTTGACAGTTTAATAAGTAAGGGTATTTTAAGTGTTCCTCAAATCCTAACCCTGTAATCCCTACTAAATAGCCTTGTTGTCTAATTTCAGAACAGAGTGACGACACATAATTTTGAGTGTTTGTATCATCTGTATAGACAAGGGATACCGCCTCATTAAAAACGGTGACATAATCAAACTCAAAAAGTTTTGATAACTCATTGACCGTTGCTTTCACTAAAGTGGCATATTCGCTCCTAAAGCTAGTGCTCCAGTCACTATTGTTTTGATGGAATTTTAAACATCTAACCTTGATTCCTAAGTCTTCGGCGACATTGAAATAGTTCTTCAAGCATTCCATGCCCTCTTTAATCCCTAGTTCCCCACTACTCAACCGCTCAACCGTTGCCATGACAATCATTCCATCATATCCAAACGTTTTATGATTTAAAAGTTGTTTTCTAATTTCTTCAATTGAGTTAGGTTTTTCAACTCCTGTTGTATAGCTAAAATGCCACGGTGTAAACGATAATTTGTAATCTAATTTTCTATTATCTTCAAATAATTGTGCGTTGACTAAACTTTCTAATAACCCGTTGTCTTTCCATTCGGTTAAAAGTTCTGTCACACCAGTCATCACACCTGTTTCAATCAGGTGGTCAAACTCATTTTTTAATTTTAATAGTTCGTCATTTAACCCAACTTGTGACTCCATCAACGCATTCACTCGCTTGATAATCACAATCATGAGTTCAATAGCGGTCAATCGTTGAATGTCATCTGCGGTAATGATTCCCAAGTTCATCACGTTTTTTACTAATTCGTTAAACATTTTGATGCTCCTTTCAACAGTTTGTATTCAATAAAGTTTCATAAATAAATCACGACAGTCTTCAATAATGAGTTGGTTGATATTGATAATAATTTTACGCCACTCTGCAATGGCAAAAGCTGGAGTTTGTATCCCAATATCCCCGTGACTTTCGTTAATCGTTGTTTCCTCTAAAATCGTTTGATTATTTGAAGAATGTGTCAGACTTGTTGATGAATTGCTTTCACTTTGGTTGCTCCCCGTCATTTCATCTGATGAATGGGTAACGCTTGTTAGATAACCCTCTTCTAAGGAAACAGAAGAAACACCGTCTGATAAATTAGATGTTTTTCCATCTGATGATGACGTAGAACTAGCGTTTAAGTTGTCTGTTGATTGATTGCTTTGATTCGACTGTTGTTCACCTGTTAGGGTTTGAGTTAGGGTGTGAGTCGTTTTATCCATTAAATCTTTTTGATTCATCATGTCTTTATCTAACCGAGTCCATTCCGTTTCATAGAGTTGTTCATAATAAGGCATAATGAGTTTCAGTTTTCCCAACAACTTTTGATTAAACAAATATGGTGTTTCAAATCCTATTTCATTCGTTAAGTAGTGGAGAATAAATGTTTCTTCAAATTCTTTTTTACATTGTTCATCCTCACAATAAAAAGGATAATCAGACGGAAAGACAGGTGTTAAGGGATTATTCATCATCTCTGCTATCGTTAGGGTATAATTCGCCATCCTCATTCACCTCCCTTTCAAATTCGTCTTGTGTTTCTCTAACCGTCACTTGAAGACCGAACTTTTGATTCATTTGTTCACAAGCGATTTGACGTTGTTTAAATCCAATGTCGCTTGACATTTTAATGAACTGATTGTTTGAGTTTGTTTCATCCTCTAATAATCGCTCTTTCTTTTCAAGGGTGTTATTAATCCCTAAGAACGTTAAGAGTTCACGTTCCATTTCCTGCTTTTGAATTTGTAGCTTGTCCACAAGGTAAGGGGCAAGGGTTGGCAGAACCACAATATTTTCACTTTGACCGTTTAGCATTTCCTTATCCACAAAGATAGCGGGTTCACCTTGATACATTTTATCGTATAGTGATTTCATGCTAAATGCATTGTTTTCATCCGTTGCGAAAAGGTAGGGTACACGTTGTTGTCGTAAGTTCTGCATAATGATGTCATCAATCTCTGCCATCCGTCTTGCGTAGTATAGAATGTTCTGTTGGGTTGGTAGACCTAAATCATTATTTAAGATACGTACACAATCATCCATCATGACCGTGCGGTGTTCGTTAAATCCTGATAGGGTTAGTTTAGTTGGTTCCCCGTAGATATTCAGGTTCTCACGACTTGAAGAACGTAATACGGTCAATCCTAAATCGGGGTGGTCAAATAACGCACACTCTCCGTTATCATAAAGCATCTGTTCAATATAGCGTGACTCAATCCCGTTTGGCAAGTTTTCCCACTTATAGCGGTTAAGGGCTAACATTTGATAGTGTTTAGCTAACCGAACAGTTTCTAGTTCAATGTTATCATTGATGACGGGTTTTCTCTTTCTTCCCACTTTGTTTCACATCCTTTCTAATTTAATTAATTCTGCATATAATGAAAGAATAGAGTTCTTTCACTTTATATTAATGAAAAAAGATAAAAAAGTGCCTTAAAAGAGGTTTATTTTTAAATAAAGGAGCATATAATACAGTGTAAACAATAAAAATTAAATTTAAAGGAGCGGTTCATATGAAAGATACTAGAAAATTAAGTGTGATTTACTTTGTAATTAGTTTGGTGATGTTACTGTTTGTTTGTTTTGGATGTAGTAATCCGACCACCGTTGATTATGTTCACGAGGTGAACGGGTATGAGGTTTACTATCAAGAAGCCAATAACCCTGACGAGGTGTTAGGGACAGTGGTTGAACTGATGAAACATTCCGATAATTTTGTTCTCCAATCTGATTTCGGAATTGTTGAGGTAGAAAACGGTGAAATCATTTATAACAACATTAAATAAATAAGACCTCAATTTGAGGTCTTTTTTATATTTCAATCTAGATTCAACTCCCTTTCGGTTGGGTAAAGTTTTCGACATTATTCTCAGACGCTTTGCGTCTTGCGAAAATGTCTTTCAAACCTTACCAACCTCAAAAGCGGTCGTTTCATCCTTTTATATCTCTACGTTATCAAAATCAATTTTAGTAAACATTTCTGCATTCTCTAAGTGCCAAACGGTCACACCGTTATCAAAAATAGATTTCATTTTATTTAGATGTTCTTTTGGACAGTTTTGGATTCTTAATCGAACGTCTTGGGTTTTGACATAGTTCCAATACTTTCTTCCTGTAATGGGCGGCGTCATCATCCGATTCTGAGCATAACCGTATAAATGAAAATATGAACCAATATTATTCATGTAATGTTCTAACGGTTGTTGGTAGTAAGCGGTCATCCCAGTGACAAATGATAAGTCTAAAATACTATCTGAGCCACTTGATGATAAACTATAACCACTGTTCATGGCATTGATTTCCCCTTGATACGTGTCCCCATAGTCAAACAAACTCTGTCCCACCCCCATGAGATTTCCTGTAAATAAGTTGACTAAGCCATCTGTAATAGTTTTCATTCTATCATTTTTTAATTGGTATCGATTTTGGTTCATGTAATCGGTATAGGAACTAGAAATAACAGGTAATGAGTTCCCACCCGTTGTTGAGCCAAAAAGTTTTCCTTGAGATAGTCCCTTATATCCATCAATGTATAGGGTGTATAACCCTAAATGGTTAAGGGACTGACGACAACAGATTTTAAAAGTCGTGTTGTTGTCATTAATTAAGAGGGGATTTACTCCAAAAGGTTCGCTAAATCCATCATGACAAACAATTTGGGTAAATGGGGGTAACCATAGCTTACCCTCGTTCCGCCAATTATACGCTCCACCAATGGTTGTTCCACTGACAGGATATTTAGAAAATTCCCCAACGTCTACAATTCCGTCTTCTCCAAAACCAATGACACGGTTCATGGTATAACTTGCTTGTTGAGTTTTGTTTGCACATAGTGGAAAGGTTTCCTCGTCATAGTCCACCTCGACTTGAACGATATGAGAATAATCTAAGTATGGGAAGAAATAACAACTAATGACCTCGCTTGTCTGAGGCACAAACATATATTCCTGATTAGGGCGACCATCCTCACCATAAGTCACATTAAGTTTCATCAGGTTGTCACGTCCAATCGCATACATGGATAAATCCCCTGATAGAATCCCCTGTCTTGATAGACTAGGATTCCCGTACCAATCATTAACTCCAGGCATATTCATCAAATCCTTTCTTTTAAATCAGTTTCATCCTTTTAATAACAATCTAGCTTCACCCTCCAACCACTCTCAAAAGTTTACGAAAAGATTTTCAGACGCTCTGCGTCTTGAAAACTTTTCTTTTAAACCTTTTCGAGATGGTTAAACGTCGGGCTCAGCCTTTTATTCCTCCTTGACCTCGTGTAATCGTCATTCCTACGGATAGAGTAGGTGACGCACACGGATTAATTTTTGTTGATAAATCGCTATCTCTAATCTCCCAGTGTAGGTGATAGCCAGTTGAGTTGCCTGTTGTTCCCACATATCCAATACAATCGGTATGATTAACCGTCTGACCCTCACTCACTAATGGGAGTTCGTTTTGATGAGCGAAGTAATGGTAAGTCCCCGTTTTAGCATGATACAGAATACAAAGATTGCCATAACCCCCTGTATTCCATCCTGACCGATAAACGGTGAAACCATCTTCAGGTGGGTAAATCGGTTGTAACTTGTTTCCTGCAATATCAATGGCTCCATGATACGTTCCATCAGGATAGTTGGGATACGTTGAGGAGATTCTGCCCCCAACAGGGAATAGCCACTTGTTGCCTTTTCCGTCAATACAGTCATGGCTTGTAATCATTCCTGAGGACTGACATTCATTAGTAATTAAAGATGGCACATGAGAATTAGCACTATCAAGTCTTCCAACCACACTCCCGCCTTGTCCGTAAATGACAATGGTTCTTAACTCATAGGTGGATGACTTGAAAATATTAGCCTCTGCTTGGCGTCTTGCTCTTAACCCGTCTTCAAACTGAGTGCCCTCCATGATGTTTTGAGTGAGCCAGGCGTTGTAAGCACCGTCTTTATCACCATTTAATAGGTGAGTACGGATGGCACTACGATTCCAACTCCCTAGACCCGCATTATAGACAAACGATAAAATGGCGTCAAACTCATTAGGAGTCACCGTGATACCGTCAGACGCTAAACTATTTTTAAGAGGAACCCCATAATTAGAAACTAGACTCCCCGCCATCACTTCAGAGGCGAGTTCATCAGAGACAGGTTCGTTTGCTTTTAACATGGTATAGTTATCCCCGTCGTAAGCGTCGGTACACCCATATCCAATCGTCATCACCCCATCACCAATATTATGAGCATATTGTGCCAATCCTTCATAACCTTTAATAAATAGAAAACCGTTAGGCGTAGGAATTCCCTCGTCAGGATTTCCACATTCACCTCCAGGAGTTGGGGGAGTGACACCACCCCCACCGCTGCCGCCTGATGGTCGGTTGCTAACTTTTCCAAGTGGGGTGGTTGAGGTGATAATATAGACACCTTTATTATTAGGCACATTCTCCTCTTTAATAACAGTGGATTCGTAGTTCCCAAAAGGTTCGGCTACTATTTGCCAAGTAGGAACGTTTGTGGATGTCCATCTCTTAACATGGCAACGCTCAACGAAGGATGGTAACAAAACAAGGTCTAAATGATACGTTTGCCATACGTCTAATTCTAAATAAAGTTTAGTGGTTGCAGTTGTATTTTGTTCCATATTTGTGATAAAGAAAAAGAAATATCTTCCGTCACTCCCTTGTGAGTATAAGTAGTCACATTTTCTCATGTTAGTGTTAATCGTATAATTAAGAGTGATGGTATCTGTAAAGTTATCAATTTTAGTGTTTGATGTTAGAGATAAAATACATCTTTCTTGCATATAACTCAGTTGGTTTGCTCGTGATGTGAAATGCCCTACATTTTTATAATCAGATGAAAACGTAGGGATTTGACATAAATAAACAGTTGTCAAGGCGTTCACCTCCAATATAAATCAAATGGTATAGAGCCACCTCCAACCCTATACCACGTTTAGATTTTATTTTAAAAATTAACCCTTAGCTGGAACGGAGTCAACTAAGTAAACAATTTGACCAAAGTAGCAAGTTGACATAATTCCTTGTTTATGGAAGAAATAGTTTGTATATAATCCCTCACCGTTGTCAAATGTACGTGATTCGATTAATGTATCGTAAGCTTGAATAAAGTCAGAGTCCATTAAAATCCCACGACATTTACAAGTACGGTCATCACGTGCCGAACTTAAAGTACATGATAAAATGGTTCCATATTCAGATTGTTTAGTTGCTTTTGCAGTTTCTACATTAAATACACTAGGTAGTTCATCTACGATAATCACACGTACATTCACATCAGCTTTATCCATATTGAACGCATTTGCTAATACCTCTACATCTAGTTCTGCTTGTTCTTCTGGAGTTGTAATATAGATGAGTTGGTTGCGTTCTGACCATTGTTTCACACCTGCACTGTTAAATTTATCTGTAGGGAATGCCATTTTACCCGCCATGGTACGGATAGCTTTTGAGATAGCTTTTCCTTTTGCTTCGTAGGTTGCATATTCACCTAAAACCATGATAGACGCATTTTTACCATCAGGTAAAACAGTGTTAGTTAAAGCACGTTCTTCAATATTGCCTGTTGATGAGTCATACCCTAAATATTTAGCTTGTGCGTGTGCAGTTAAGACACGTTTCATGTCGTTAAATTCATCAAAATACGCTTTTGAATAAACAGAAGATACGACTTGCTCCACTAAACGTGATAACCCGTTTTGGTCATGGAACGCTGTTCTTAATTGTTGGTCACTGATGGTTGTTTTATATTTGTAAGCGAAGTTTCGTTCAATATATAATAATTTAATGTCAGGTTTTTTCTTACCAATTAAATCTTTAACCTCGTCACCTGAAACATCCCAGTGTTCCCAAAATCCTTTTGATTCTGCCATATTGACAAAGATTTGTTCTAAGGAATAACCATAAGGCAACATCCCTTTATGTAAAGCTTTTAATGGATTATCGAAAACTTTTGAATAAAATAGTGTTCTAGCAATTTTGTTTGTCAACGCATTTAGAAATTCATTTTTCATCGTTGGATATTGTGTAAATACGTTTGAAACATTACCACCAACTCCTAATGCCTCAGGTACTCTCTCTTGATACTCACTAGACGCATTAGCACGGATTGTATTTAAAATTTCCGCATTTGTTTTCACTTGATTCATCTCCAATCTTTTAATAGGTCGTCATACGATAGAGGTTCTTCTATTTCCTCGATAGGTTCTCTTTCCTCAACTTGAGCGTCTTCTTTCTCTACCGTTAAGCGTGTAAAGTATTTCATATTTAACTCTTTCAGGCGACTAATTTCACTCGCATTAAGTTCAAGTTTACTCTCATAGTCTTGTCTTTTAATTTCATAACTTTGAATTTGGTCTTCCAATTCTTTGTTCTTATCAGTCAATTCAAGTATCTTTTCCATAGCGTCTTCTAAGTTCATCATTAATCACCTCATTTCAATTAAATAGTTTTAGTGTGTTGAATAAAAGGATGACATTTAAGCCATCCTACATAGTAGATAGCCATTAAAGTGATGACGTTGAGTAGTTTGTCAAACCAAAGAGTGTAAGTCGTGCTCCCACACGTTGACCTCTTACATCTCACTCTAATCTATGACACAATATGACTACACTTACACAATATGCGTTTAATGAAAATTTGTGATGAAAATTTTAAAATATTTTTCCTTGTTTGATTTGATAGGTGGTTTCTCTTAACACCACGCCACCTTTAATCCGTTTAGGCATTAACTTTCCTTCAAACTCTGCTCCGTATTCAAAGTTGTCATAAGTCACAAGTGATTTACAGTTTTCAGGCATTCCCGCACATTTCACCTCAGGTTCTAATGACTTGATACACGTTTCGTCTAACTCAGATGGATTCTCCACCACTTTCCCTTCTTTCAAATAAGGGGATTCTAAATAGGTTTTAGCACGGACATATTTAGCCTGATGAAAAACCATTTCACACTTCCATTTTCCTAAGTCAGAGTCATGGATATGAAAGAGTTCATTCTCTTTGGGTGGTTCTAATCCTGATAAATGGATGCTATCGGTATCGGCATAATAAAAGCGGTCATAATTACATTGTGCGGAGCGGATGGTTTTATTCCTTGCCCAGGCGGTCGTGAATGAGGCAATAGGCGTGTAGATGGATTCTCTTGTTTCACCGTCTTCCCCATAAAATGAAATAATTCCATTTTCATCTAGATACGGATGCTTGGTGGATGAGTCAGGATTTGTTCCAAACTTTCCATATAAAGAATTGAGCATCCGTTTAGCAAGAGAGCGTAAACCTTTATTTCCCGTCTTCCCCGCCTCTATTTTGATGTGACTCCAATAGTCAATGTAGTCTTTAAAGATTCCAATTTTACTTTTAAAAGCAATCCCTTCAATAAACTTGATAATGTTTAAATGATACTGGTCTTGATATAGTTTTAAATCAACAGATGTGAGATACAATTCCACGGGTTCTTCACCGCTTGATTTCAAATACACGGTATCTCCAAAACGAAAGTTCCCCTTAATTTGAATGCAAGGTAAATGGTTTTCTTTTATTTTAAATTCACATAACACATGACAAATATATAAGGGATAATCCTCTTTTATAAACTCCTCTAAATCCTCGTATTTCCCCTGATAATAATGAGGTTTTCCATAGGGTAATGGACATTCATACATGACAGATGGATATAAGCTATTCACGTCAAAGACTAATCCATCCCCGATTGTTTTGGGTTCGTCATATTTATAATAAGTCCATCCCCCTTTATAGGAACGCCGACAAAAGGTATCATAGGACTCATTAAAGTCAGTTGTAAACAAATCAAGACAAGGAAATAAACGTCTGAAACATTCATCCCTCATTTTAAGGTCACTAATTTTATGACCATTGTATTTTATCTTTCGTAGATAAAGAGGATTTCTACTTTTAAAATCGTCTAGTGCATCTGCACTCGCTGTCAACTTGTTTCGTTTCTCTTTGATAATGTCGTTTTGTAAAGCCAACGCTGGTATTTGTAAGTCTGCTTTCAAATAAGCAATTTCTTCTGCTGTCAGTTCACCGTTTCGTGGTCGGTGTTTCGTGTAATCAATGGATAACTTGTTCATAGGGATACCATATGCTTTCGGAATATCACGTAAAGGCAGTGGGATTTTCTTTAAACTATCTCTAAACTCTGTTATCCGTTTATTTGTGTTTTTACCTTTAACCTTTTCTTTTGATATATATTCTTTGATGGTTCCGTCTTTTAACTTTCTTTTAACTAGCTTTGTTTTTACTTGATGCGGAGCATCATTCCAACGTACCCTAATCATATACCATTGCCCATCTCCTGTTATAAGTGTTGAGTATGATTTTTCACGTTCTAAATCATCATCATAAATAAATCCATGATTTTCAAGGTAAGATAGAATAAAATGACCGTCAAATTTAAGATTATGAAAATAACATTCACACATTCTAAACTGAGAGAGGAATTCATATAAAGGTTCATCACTATTCCATATCTTCAAATAATTATCGTCATAAGGGTTATCTATGCTACAAACACCACTTGCCCATACATAGGTTTCATCAACCACATCTTTCCCCGTCAATGTTTCAAAGTCTGCCATGAAACGAGGAATAAATGTGCTTTTAAGATTGCTCTTTCTCATAATCTCACATCCCTACCGTAACGTTGTTTAAAACGTTTCGACCATTGTTTCTCTGTTTCCTCCCCTGTTTGTGCATAATAACCTGAATAAGACTTGAAACGGTCTAGGTAGTCTAAATCGTCGTCTTCTAAATAAACGTCTTCAATGGTATTATAAGCCTCCTCAACAGTAAATAATTGACCGAAAGTAGAAAGGGGCATTTCTTTGATATATCTGACCACATCATCTAAATCAGGTGAATTATAACCCACATTAATGATGGACTTAATAATGCGGTCTTTTGATTTTTGTATTTCTTCTAGTTCACCTCCTCGTGTTGTGAATTTTTTCATTTTATCAATCGTCTTCTGCAACTCTTTTTTATCCATTAGTTTAGATGGGTTTGAGAGTAGTTGGTTTTTTGCATTGAGATAGGGGTGAACTAAGTTTGTATTAATGCGTCTTCCTTGTTTCTCTGCCTCCTCGATTTCTAGACCGCCTAACGCTATCCATGCGTCACGGTTTTTAGCGGTTTTCAAACGTCTTGCTTTTGCCATGACATTCTTTCTCAATCGTTTATATTCTGCTATCTGTTCTTTGGTTGGTTGTTTAGAAATATCTTTAATCTCTTTTTCTAGTTTATTAGGATTGTCAGGATTAAAATTCATTTTCCCTCGTTTTTTACTCATTAGCTTTCACCTCTCTTTCATATAAGACATAGATGATTTCTTCTAACGCTACCTGTTTCATTTCATCCTGTAAATCATCAAGGTTGTCAACCATAAATAACAATAAATCAGTTGATAAATGACGTAACACCTCTAAACGCTTACTATTCATATCAATCACCTCAGTATAATCTATGAAATAAAAAGGAGTCTTATGACTCCCCTTTTATTTGCGGTAAGATTTTTTAGATTGTTTTGGTTCGTCTTTTGTTTCTTTTGGAATGTCAAAGTCAAAGATGACAACCTCTGTATATGTTTTCCATTGTTTTTGTTTGTCTTGATAAGATACAGATTTGAATGATGACTCTGTAATATCGATTTTAAGTTTTTCTACATCCATCACATTAGCTAGTTCATCTAATTGCTTTTTAGCTTTTCCTACAATTCGTGCATTGATAAATGAGGTTTCATATTGTGTATTTCCGTTTTCATCCTCACCACGTTTAGTTGAGAAATAGATTTGCCCTTTTGCACATTTTGGTGAAACTTCCTCTAATTTAAAGATTTTACAAATTCCAGCTAATTTCATAATTATCTCTCCTCTGATTTTAATTTGTTGTTCTTCTTAACTTTACCTATTATCATTCTATTCAATGTATTATCGTTTATGACTAAAAATTTTATCATATTGATTAATTAATAAGGTATTGATTAAACGGATAGCAGTGTAGTTTGATTGACGAACTTTCATCACGTCTGACCATTCAAACTCGTCAATGCGGTCAATCATAAACTGAGTATTATCCACCATTTTTGAAACTAAACCGATTGTAGAGTCATCTAAAACAACACCAATCATTTCATATTTTAATAAATCCTGTAAACAATCTGACAACTCCTGATAAGAGTTATTTAACACGCTTAATTTATCCCACATATTTACTCCTCCTCAGTTAATTTACTTTCATAATATTGTAAGTAAACAATCGCTTTTCTAATATCGTCAAGTTCTGTTCCTTTGTGTTTAGCACGACAGATGTATTTAACGACATTTCCTAAATAGAAATCTAACCCCCAATCATCAATGACTTGAAAGGGCTCGATTTTGTTTTGATGGTAGTGGACGGCTTTGTATCTATTGTTCATCATCAATCACCCAATTTCTATGAATATAAGCTTTCTCTTGAAAGTATCCTTTTCCAACCTCCTCGGGATAAGGGACGACCTCATACCCTCCTGAGTCGTTTTGAATAACCTCGTGTTTGTCGTAAGCAAGTACCCACGGTTCACACGTTTTAGTAGAAACGTGGTGGATGCCGTAGTAAGCCTCTTTACTAAATCTCAACATCTTCTAACACCTCACACCAATCAATATGAACGAAACAATTATATCCAAGACTAACTTTCACCTTACCAACCATTGGATTTTCCATTTCAACTTCTTTCCCGTTACACTCGTCAACCCATGAACGAGTGTCAATGTCGGTCAGATACATCTCTGCATTCATTTCATCGTCTGATAAGAACTTACTAGATTTGAAGATAACTTTACTCATAATCTTCTACCTCCTCGCACCATGAACGTAAGACGTTGTATTTAGTTGGATAATTACAACCGTCTTGTAAGGCGTAACATACTAACAAACCGTCTTCTTTATCAACAAAGACTGTTCGACCGTCAATGACTTTAAACGCTTTAAAACAGTCAGGAATACCATCAGGATAGCCCTGTATTCTAACATCACGAGTTAATAAGTCGTATCTAAAAATTAGTTGTTTCATAATGATTCACTCTCCTTGATATAATCGTTATAAACCTCTAATACAACAAACATATTGATTAAGATAAACAGATAATTTAATTTCTCTTGATTTGATAATGGCGTTCTATTATGACCATTAAATAATTTAAACGATTTTGAAAATAAAGATGAAAAGTTGTAGATATATCTATCATCTCTAAAATCTGATAATTTGATTTTAAAATCAATGGCTTTCTTTAACTCCTCGTCAATATCAAGAGTTATCATATAATTCATTCTTTCTTTCCGTGTCATTTTTAATATATCTTTCAAATTATCCTCTCCTTTGTATAGGGTTGTAAGTGACCTTACATTATAATATATGATTGAGGTAGTGAGATGATGACACTTTTTATTAATTATTTTTATTTGATTTAGGTTTTGTCTCTCTTGACTATCTCTAATACTATTATA